TTTTGCAGCACCGCCAGCGACGCTTGCGCAGCCGCACGCGCCTGCGGCGTATCGTTCGCGTAGTTTGCAAGCTGCGCTTTCTTCACTTTCATATCAATTTCCGCGACGGATGGCGCGATATGGTTCGCGAATTCGTACCCTTTATTTTGAAGCTGAACGCCGTATAACTGCGCCTTGCGCAACGGATCGCCGGTGAGCGCGGCGAGTTGAACGTTGAGTTCTTCGGCGGTGTCGTTAGCGTGCGCGGCGATAGCGCCTTGGATCTGCGCGCGTAGGCGGCCGATCTGCTCCTCGGTCGTCGGCGGGCGGCCAACCGGCGGATGGTTCGCGTCCGTGACCGTCGCGAGTTTCGGGTCGATGATCGGAGCGTTGAACGGCGTCGACTTAATCGACTCCCGAAACGCATCGGCGCGCGCCTCATCTGCCTGCGTTTTATCAAACGCCGTTTGCGCGCGCGTGTTTTGCGATGTGGCAATATCGTTCGACGTTTTCTGATAGCCGAGTTGCGTTTGCGCGATGCCGTAATTGCGATCAGACTCGGTCGCGAGCCGCTGCTGTTCGGCTTGAAACTGCGCGTTCTGCTGCGCCATCCGATCGGCCTCGGCTTGCGCGGCGACCTTGTCTTTGTACGCCTGCACGCGGCCGTCGTTTTGCGCGAGAAGTTGACCGATTGCCGCGGGCGGTATCGTGAACGGACCCGGCATTTAGTTTTGCCCCGCGAACGCCGACTGATAGCCCGGCGCATTTAGGGAGCCGTTGTTTATCGTGGTGTCAAACCACCCGCTCGATCCGAGCGGCGCGGGGCCGGTGTATCCACCTTGCGGTTGCGGTTGCGGGTTCGCCCCAGAGCCAAACAACGTGCTCAGGTTGACGCCGGTGCCGGGCGTGTTGTAGCCCGCCGAGCCCGACGTCGGCGTGTTGAGGTACGCGCCCGTTGCGTTCGTGCTGCCGCCAACCGCGTTCGTGTTGCCCGCACCGAGCGTCGCTCCCGTGAGGCCGCCCTGCTGCCCGATCATCTGCATATAGTCGGCATTGCCGTAACCAAGCTGCGCGAGTTGCAAGGCTTCGTCGGCGGACATATTCGAGAGGTTCGCCTGCTGCTGTTGGCCCGCGTTGAATTCCGACGCCTGCAATTGGTTGTTTTGGTTGTTGATGCCCGCGCCGTAGGATTGCTGCTGAATGAGTTGCTGATAGGCGTTGAGCGCCGAGGCGTTTTGCTGCGCGTTGGTGTTCTGATTTTGGAAACCTTGCGCGATGAGCGGCGACACGTCGCTCGCGATCGTGGCGCCCTGCTGCGCGGTGAGATCCCCGAGCTGCTGAATGGCGCTACCCGAGGGGAGAATCCCCATCGCGTTGAGCTTTTCTTTGAGCGCCGCGGTCTGCTGATCGAACGTCGGTTGCAAGCCGGCCGTAATCGCTTGCGTGTATGCCGGCAGCGCCTCGTTCGTCGTCGGCGATTGCACGGTCGACACGACGCCGTTCTGCGTGGGCACCTGCGCAACGCCCGTGCCCGCGGACGTTTGACCGGGCCAGGTCGAACCGATCTCACCCGGCGTGCGCGAGCCGCCCGCGGGGTTGACGAGGCCGCTCGACGCCCACGGCGCCGACTGATCCATGCCCGGATAGGTTGCGGCCATGCTAGGCCGCCAGCGCGCGCGGCAACTGCGAGGCGAGCGCCGCGCGGTACGCGGACGGCTGCGTTGCTATCGCGGGCGGAAGCGCCGAGGGGCCGCCACTCGCGAGCGCCTGCGACGAACCGATCTGCAACGGCGGCGGCGCGACGGTCGGCGTGTTCGGGATGATCCCCGCCATCTGCGAGGTCGCAACCGGCGTGTTGACGGCGTAGCCTTGCGGCGCATACCCGGCGGTCGTCGCGCCGGTCTGCTGACCACCCGAGGGCACCGCGTTGTTGTTGTACGCGCCGCTCGCGCCGGCCCCACCGGCCAGCATCGCCGCCGTCATGTTATTCGTCCAGTTCGCGACCTCGCCGGGACCGGAGCCCCACTGCCCGCCGGCCTGATAGCCGGGACCGTGAAGCGCGGCCGTCGCCTGCGCGATTTCCGCGGGCGTGAACTTGCCCGACGCCTGTAGCGCGTTGAGCATATTGCCGGTGATTTGCTCGTCGGTCTGACCTGTCGGATTTGCCTCTAGGGCGGCCGCTGACGCGATCGTAGCCTTCTGATCGTCCGAGAGGGTCGGCGGCGCGGGCGCGGCGCTCTGTGGAGCCGCGGCGGCCGGTTGCGCCTGCGCGGGCGCCTTCGGCATCCCGGTGCCGTTCGCGAAGATGCTCGCCAAGAGCGATTGAACGTAGGGGCTCATGCTCTGCACCGGCGCGGGTGCCGCCGCCGCGGGCACTGAGCCGAGGCCCTTCGCGCCGTACACGCTGCTCATCGTCGGGGCCGTCACCGGCGTCAACGAGTTCGGGTCGATTTGCGGAGCCGTGACGCCCGCTTGGGTCGCCGGGTCCTTGTAATTGTTATAGAGCGACGCGAGGTTCGTTTGCCCGTTCGTGAGGTTCTGCGCGATCGTGCCGGCGGCGGTGGCCGTGTTGGCCTTCGACAGGTCTTGGTTGCCCTGCGCCTGCTGCCCGGCGAGCGCGGGGTCGATGATGCCGGCGATCCCTGGGATGAGCGACGAGAGCGCGCCGATCCCAAGACTTGCGAGGAAGCTCACGACCCTACGCTACCGGGCCGGGAACGTCAACCGAAGCCCTTTCGGGCGAGGGGTCAACGGATCTCGACGAGCGCCGCCGTGAGGGCCGCGTCGAGCGGCACGATCGTCACGGCGGTCGCCGAGCGCGCCGTCACCTGCAGCCGCGTTTGCGCCGTCGCACCATTGTCGAGCAGCTGCACCCATATCGGCACGCGGCCGAACGGGTAGGTTATCGTGATAGGAAGCCCGAGCCCGACCGTGAGCCCCGCCGCGAGCCACCCTTGACCATCGCGGATGACCGTCGTTCCGGCCGGCGGATTGACTTGCGAATACGGCGTCGACCCGATCGCCGCGAAGTACGTTGCGAGTTGCTTCGCCAGGTCGGCGATGTTCACGACTTAGCTTGCGCTGCGCCCGCCTGCACGGCCGCGGCGTTGGCCGCGATCGCCGTGATCGCGGCTTGCGCGGCGTCGAGTTGCGCCTGCACGTCCTCGATCGTCGGCACGGGCGCGGCCTGTACGGGCGCATCAACCTGCGGCACCGTCTGCGCGACGTTCGCCGGGTCCGCTTTCGTCCACGCGACGTACTCCGCGTAATCCGTGTTGTTCGGGTCGAGCGGAATCGACGAAATAACCCCGTTGTCATCGGTACGCCGGATGCCGTCGCCCTCTATTTGATATTGCATTACAATTCCGCGCTCGCCGTGTAGTGGAAGCCCCAGTTATCGTTAATCGTCATGGCACCGCTAACGAGACAACCCGATGCAAAAATGCCCGTGTTTATCGCGCCCGCCGCTTGATCTGACGCGGTCGAAAAATCGCGTACATTTGCGCTTGCGCCCGTCGCCGGACTAATGATCGTTACGGTTGGGCTCGTGCGCATCGTCACCGGGAACGTAAACGGAACGACCGGCGTGACCGTCCCCGTCCCGGCTACAGCGCGCGTACCGATAATCCCGACGTTGCTGTTGCTGCCAACCGCAACGCCTGAATATGTCGTAGCGAAGTACCGCTGACAGAGCGCGAGTTCGAGGCCGAATGGGCGCTGCTCGAAAGGCGTTGCGATTGAGCCGGTTTCGATTTGCACGCCCGTAAGATCGAGCGTCGCCGCGTTTGTCGAAACGAGGTTGACGGCGCCGGATGCGCCCGTTAAATTCGCCGCCGCCCATGTACCGGACGTGCCGGTAAAATTGCTTCCTGCACCGAGCGAGAAGGCTACGCACAACCCTGTCCCGACGCCCGCTAGCGTCCACCCTGCAACAGTATCGCCTGGAATCGTCAGCGCGATTTGAAACCATTGGTTCGGCGCCGGGATGTTGTAAATAAGCGGATAGCTTCGCGTTGCCCCGTTGATCGCGTTGCGTATTGCAACGCTGAAATTATTGGAGCCAGCTAACGACGTGCGCGCCATGAACGACAGCGTGAGCGGGATAGGCGTCGCCGAGCCGTATTGAATCTCCGTTACGTTGTTCGCCTCGATGCCCTGGGAGATTCGGAAGGTGTCCGTTATCAGGAGCGGCGTGTAATTGCTCAGTGACGTAATGCGCAGAAAACTCGCGAATCCCGGTGGCGGGGCGGCCGTGATTTGCTGTACTGAAAACTTTGCCGCTTGCGTTAAGCCGGCAACCAATCGGTCGACAGGATACTGCCCGTCGGTCGGCGTCACGCTGGCGCCCGCGTTGCGCTGATCGATTGCGAAACTGCCGTTGATGAATTTATTTCGCAGGTACGAGAACGGCGGGTTCGAGTTGAGCGCCCCCGTCTTGTCGAGCCACAGCAGCTTCGACCCGCCGAGCGTTGCCGTGATGCGGAAGTAGTCGACGGATTGCCCACCGACGCCCGCGAGCGTAAGCGGAACCTCTGTCGCAACGCCCGGAGCGAACGTGTATCCGAACAGGCCACCGAAAATTCCGAGCGCATCCGACGTCGGCTTGATCTGCGTCGCGAAGAAGCCGCCCGGGCCGACGTTGTTGGCCTCGACGCCGCCGTTCGCCCACGCGAGGATCTGCACGTTGTTCGTGTTGACTTGCGTCGCGTCGGCCGGCGTCCCGTTGACGAAGTTCGGGTAGGTGATTGCAAGCAGCGCCATTACGGTCGATAACCCTCACTGATTGCGCGGTAGCTCAAGCCGACGATTTCGTAGGCCGACGACGTCGACGACTCGCTAATCGTGAACGTGAAATTATAGCCCACGACGGAATACGCGTACGCGATCTCGAGCGACTGATAAATCTGCCCGCTCGAGGAGCCCCAAATCATTGCGCCCCAATTCTGACCCCATAGCCCGCCGGTTCCGCCAACCGCGGCCGCGACGCCGAGCGTCGAGCTCTGGTTCTGATCAGATGCGCACGTTACAATGAACGCCGCCGCGTTCGATTCAACATCCATGTACGCGCGATTGAGCCGCTTAATCAAGTCGGGGTTGTCACCCGTGCTGCGGCCCGTTTGCAAGACCATAGGAATAGCGGCTTGCGTGACGTTATTTGCGCCGACGTCAGCCGTGGGGTGGCCGCCGAATTGCCACACTTGATTGACCGACGAATCACCGATGTAGAGCGCGTGAATATCGTTTCCGATATCCCACCCGATGAACGCGCCGACGCGGAACGTCCCGGTGAGCTTCGTCCACGCCGGCTTGCCGCGCAACTGGCTCGCGTCCGCATCGAACATGAGGATGGTATCCGCAACGCCGCCACCGGTGCCGTCAACGGCGAGTAGAAAGACGTTCGTGTAGACCTCGAACGCGCCGATGGTCTGCACCATAATGTCGCCCGCGAACGACCGGATGACGGCCTGCGATCGGTTCGCTACCGCCGCGCAAGTGTAAGTAATCGGCGTGCCGATTGGCGTCGGTTCTTGCGAGCCCGGCGTAAGCGTAAAGACGTTCTGCCCCTGCCACCAAATCAACTGACCGTTGAGGACCTGCACGCCGAGCCCGTTCGAGCATCCTTGGTCGATCGCCGGCGAAAGTTGGAACTGGTAGTCCCCGACGTTTTGATCGTACCCGGTGATGACTTGCGCGGACGATTGCTTGAACACATACAAGAACGATCCGATCGGGATGCAGACCTGCACCATCGGGTCGCCGTCGCCGCGCGCGATCTGATACCCGCCGAACGTCGTCGAGAACGTGTAACTCTCCGGGTTGCCCAGGTCGGTCGCAAAGACGGTATCCGGGTTGTTCGGATCGCCCCAAAACCAAACGTGTTCGTGCCAGTAGACGCAGCCGGTGAAATGGTTCGTAATCCCCGGCGAGAGCTGCGTGAAGTTCGTGCCGTCCCACTTCATCGGCGGCCCCGAGCCGTAGCACACGATGAGGATATCGCTCGCAGGTGTGCCGCCCACGCCCGACTCGGCCGGGTCGAACGCCGAGCAGAAGAAGGCCGGGGTCGATCCGCCGGCGAGTGCGCCGATAAACGTCATCGCGCCCGTGCCGTCGTTGCCCGAATACAAGTTGTCGCCGCTCTGCACGACCATCTTCGCGAGCGCGGACGGCACGCCGCGGTGCCAGCGAAATCCGCTCTGGACCGGCGCGGCCAACCCGGTCGACGGCCCACCGCCGTACGGCGCGGAGCCGCACCGCTTGCCGTAGCTTCCAAACCGCCGATATACCAAGTTTTGCGCGATCGTCAGCCCGACGTTCTTCGACGGCGTGATCGACTCGTCGAGAACGTCGCCGAGCGAAAACGGGATATAGCCAACGCGCGGAGTGGGCTCCGCCATCATCGTCATAGCGACATTCCGCCGGAATAGCCGCCGTGCACCGCTTCTTCATCCTCGAACGCCGGAGTCGACGCGCGATCGCTGTCGAGCGGGAACGCCTTCATTTCGCGCACGCGCTGTATCCAGTCGGCCGCGTATCGCTGCGCCTGCTTATCGGGGTCTTGTTTGCGGCGCCAGTAGATGCTCAGAACGTAGTCCGCAAGGCCGTCGTGGAATTGCGCCGGCAAGCCGGGATAGTCGGTGCCCGAGATCATAAGATTCCCGAGCCCGGTGTAGTAGATGATGATGGAATCGTTCTGCCCGCCGCCAGCGAGGAACGTCTTGGCAGTCGGCGTGATGAGCGCGCCGCCGCCGACCTGCATCCCGAAGTAGCTGTACGCGTTGCCGGGTGCGCCGATGACGTTTGCCGCCAACTGAATCGAGGCGGTGCCTTGCGTGAACGTCGTTTGAAACGCGCCGCCCGTGACGGCTGGCGAGGCGTTGATGAGCGCCGCAAGGCCGAGCGCGATCGAGAAGATCGTATCGGTCGCCGTGACGATGTACGGCCCTGCCGTCCAATTCGAGATCCCATCCGAGAGCGTTGCGAACACCGTGTTGCCGGCCACCGGGTTGCCGCCAATGACGAGTTGCCCCGACGCTTGTCCCGCGTTGCCAAACGTCGGCTGCGGCCACAGGCGAATCTTCACCGTGCCCTGCCCGCCGCCGGCCACGCCGCCGGTGTTGCCGAACGGTGAGCGATAGTCGGTCGGCGCGCCGACGCTGCCCTGACCAAACCCGGCCGACGTCACGATATCGAACGCATCGAAGTTGCGCTCGATGAGCGGGTACGGCGTCGCATTGACCGACGGCGAGAGGTACTCGATGCGCGTCAAGGACGACAGGTCGGCCGGCAGCGTGTAGTCGAGCCCGGCGACCATCGGCAGCGTGACGACCTTCTCCGTCAGACGTGGAGCAAGGCCCGCCGCCGACATAAGGACCTGCTGCGCATAGTTGAGATCGAGGTCGAGCCACGCGAGCGGAAAGTCCGCGGGGATCGGGATGACGGGGGCCTGCGTCGGGTCTTGGTTATAGGTCTGCTCGCGCAATAAGAACAGGACCCGGTTGCGCAGCTCGTTGAGCGTTTTGCCGTAGGCCGCCATCGCAGCCTACCTAGTCGTCGTAACGCTTGCGCTTGCGTTTGCCGCCCTGCTCATCGTCGCCCGTATTGATCTCCTTGCCGCCCTCGGTGCCCGGGAAGAATTCACCGTCCTCGAACGCGTTGCGGCGCGCAGCGCCCGAATAGACCCCGTCAGGATTGACGAGATCTTCGGGAAGGCGTCGACGGATGCGCGTCGAGGTGTGCGTTTGATCGCCGAGGTCGCCGCCGGGCATCTACGCCTCCAGCGGCTTGCCGGGACCGTTCGGGAAACTGGCGTCGTAATCGCTCGCCTTATAGCCGGCTTGAACCCATTCGTGCAGCGTCGGCCTCACGGATTGCCCGTCGCTGTCGAGGTGCGTGATCGGCCCGAGGCCGTCATCCTCCGCGGGCGCGTCGGCGTACTCGGCCTTGAGCGAGCCGTCTTCCTCGAACATATGCGCAATATGCCGATTCTGATGCTTCTCGATCTCCGCGTCCATGTCGAGCGGCAGCGCGACGCCGGCGGCGTGATCGCGGAAGTATTTCGGCGAACCCATCGCGATGAGTGCGCCGTCTTGCGGGCACGTTCCGACGAGGACGTTCGCATCTGGCGAGCCCGTGCACGACACGGCGCACCCATGCGCCGAGCAACAGATCGACCCGTGGACGATCGGCGTTGCCGCGGCGGTCACTTGGTCGCCACCGCAGGCTTGACCATCGCCATGATCGCCTGGATTTGCCCCTGCATAACGGCCATCTGCTTGAGTAGCTCGTTGTTCGTTTGCAGGAGCCGAATGTTCTCGTCCTTGAGTTCTTGCTGCGGATCGGTGAACGTGAGGTCGTCGAATTCGCCGATGCCGTAAAGCTCGTGCATATCGATCTTTTCCCACGGTTCGCCGTCGCCGTCGATGACGGTGATAACGAAGCGGGGCATCCGGTGAGGACCGATCGGGTCCATGCCGTCCGCGACCTTGCGCGGGCGCGGGTAGTCGCCGAACGCGTTGAGCGTCCGCGACCGCTCGCAATCCCAGAACGCTTTCATTTCGCGGACCTTGGTCTCGTCGCGCTCGCCTTGGAGATCGTGCGGAATAGTGAACCATCCGAGCCATGCGCGAGCGCGTTTGATGTCCACCTCGATCGCCTTGCCCTTGAGCAATTCGATCGGCTTATTCTGCTTGCGCGAGCCCTTGCCGGGATGGAAGCGAAACACCCACTTTTCGTGCGGGTCGTCGCGATGCAGCGCGATGCGAACGCGCCGGTTCGCGTCGTCGTTCGATGCCGCCTCGAGGCCGTCGCCCTCGCCGAATTCGGCGTCTTGGAAAACCTCGAGTAGTTTGTGCGCCATCGCCTAGCACCCCAACAGTTTTATCATGGCCGGGATGGTCCCGACATAGCCCGTGCCGCCGGCGAACGTACCGCCGCCCGCAACCGCCGTCGATCCGCCCGCCGCCGACGAGGTGATGGTCAGCGAGTTGCCGACCGTGCCCGACGTCGTGATGTAGAAGAACTGGAAGTTCGAGTTTACGAACGTCACAAAGAACTGCGCCGAAAGCACCGTGATCGTGATGACGCCCGCAACGTTGAGCGCCGAGTAGAACGTCGGGACGAGCCCTGACGTAGCCGGCGCGGTCGCTGCGTTGATGTTCGCGACTACCGCAGCCGCGGCGGTCGTCACCGATGCGGCCGATGCGGCCGTGAGGACCGTGACGATCGGCTGCACGACAACCACGCCGGGGTTGACGATGTTCGCGGGCGAGCCCGAGAACGGCACCTGCAAGTTGACCGTGATAACGTCGCCGGCCGCCGGAACAGCCGCGATCGTGACGGTCTGCGTGGCCGCAGCGAGCGCGCCTTGCGCCAGCGACGAACCGATACCGGCCGCCGGCAACATGGCCGTGCCGATGACGCCGCCGACCAGGGTGGCCGCCGACGCAACGCCTTGCGCCTTACCGGCCGAGGTTTGCGATGAGGCGAGTAACGCGTTGTGCGTGATCGTTGCCGCGCCGGCGTTCGCTTGATCGATCAAGACTGACGGATGATATCCGTACACGGTCGCCTTGAGATCTTGCGTCCCGCGCAAATTGAGCGCACCGGTGGCAACCGTACCGCCCGAGAGGAGTGTCGGCGACGCGCCGATACCCGGCGAGAATCCGTTCCAATCTTCCGACACGACCGCGACACACTTCTCGCCGAGCGCGGCGACGGTCGGAATGACCGTGGCGCCGTCCGAGGAGATCTGCAGCGAGAGGTCTGCCTGTTTAACGAGTTGGCCGAGCGCGTACGTTACCGCTGCGGCCGCGCGAAAACCGTCCGTCGCGCGACGCGTCGAACGGTTGCCGTTGGTGAAGTCTTGCCCTTGCTGAAAATCCACAGCCTACTTCCCCCTGCCGCGGTTAATGTGGTGCTGCATCGTATCCGGGTAGCCATCCGAGTAGTCCGCGGCGTCGGCGAGCGTGCGCGGCCCCGTGCGAATGTCCGCGATCTTCGCATCCTTCGAGTACGACCCGGCCGCCTTCATCGTCGGCTTCGTGTACCCGGTGTCTTTCGGAGTCGACCCCTTGCGCGACTCGGGATCTTTTTTCGCTGCCATGCTCGCTCCTTAACCGTTCAGAATGTTCTGATAAACGCCGCACGATGCGGGCTTACGCAGCTCGAAGTTGCCGTACACGATCCAGCGCCCAATTTGAATGTCCTGGTTGTCGGGCTCTTGGAACGGGCGCCACACGAAGTTTTTGTTGCGATGCACGAACATGCGCGCATGCTCGAGGTTCCAGAAGAACATTTGCCCCGAGGGGTTATGCGAATCTTCGACGACCGCTTTGCCCTGGAAGGCGATGTTCGAGAACCCGAGGTTGCCGATCACGTCGTCGACGTAGCGTTCGCCCGGCGTGAGGAGCGACCAATACTGCTGATAGCCGGCTTTCGTGCCGCTGATGCAGTCGATCACTTCCTCGTCGGTCTTGGTCGCCATGAACAACGTCATCATGTTGCCGGCCGAGATCGGGGTCGGTGCGCCGGGGTTGAGGATCTGTGCTTGGAACCAGGGGTTCGAGGCGCGATCGACGCCGAGGTAGTTCGCGAACCCGGCCGTGTTGTTGATCGCGCCGAGGAACCCGTCCCAGTCCTTGCCGACGTTACCCGTACCGTTCGCGAACACGAAGTTCGCGAGCAAGTTGAACAGCGCGAGGAGCGCCGACTCTTGCTTGTTCTTGACGAGGTTGATCGACTGGAAGCGCCCGTTATTGCGCTCGCGATCCATCCCGGTAACGACGACGGAGACCGTCGCCTGCTTCCACGGAATTTCGTACTCCGTGAATTCCTCTTGCGCCGTCCCGTTGAGGACGTCTGCGCCGGAATACGATTGCGCGGTCTGGTTGATCTGCGAGAGAATCGGCTGCGCGATGATCGAGCCGCCTTCCTCGAGCTTCAACCGCTTCTTGCCGCGGAAGATACCGAGCATCGTTGCCGATGCGAAGCGTTGGTCGATGATCGAACGCCGGAGATTTCGCTCCGTAAGCGCGTTCATTTCCGTTGTCGAGATGAAAGCCACGGGCTACTGCTCCTTCTGATTCATTATCGGAAACTGCCTTCTTCGGGAAATTCTTCGTAGAACGCCTCGGCCGCGTCGTCGGACGATGCGAAATCACGTTTTGGTTGAGCCTGCTTACGCGCCCGCGTTGCGGTAGCGGCTGCCCCGCCCGAGCCGTTCATCGCCGGCACCGCAACTTCGCGGCGCGGCGGATTCTCTTTCGGCTTCGAGAGCGGAACGAGGTACTGATCGGCGAGGTCTTGCGCCGCGCGCGTCAGCGTGTACGTCGGGTCCGGTGCGATGCCGTTCGCTGCGTCGCCGTTCATCTTCGCGTACGCCTGCTGTGCAACAAACGTGCGCCACCGCGGATCTTCGAGGACCGAATACTTTTCGGAGAGCGTCGACCACTCTTTGTTAATCGCGATCGTCGCCGCTTGCAGTTGCGTCTCACGCTCGCGCGTTTCGCGCGCCGCGATCTTTGCCGCGTTTTCTTTCGATATGCGCAACGCTTCTTGCGCGGCCGGGTCAACCGGCGGCTTCGGCTTGGGTTGCGCGCCGTCGCGCGTTACTTGGCCGGCGGCATCGAGCGCGGCGAAGTTCGTGAGCGCGCGTTCGATGTAGTTGCGGAGCGCCGGGTCCTCGCACGCGCCGATGCAATCGTTGAGGAAATCGGCGCGCGTCGGATCGGCTGCGATGCCGTCCATGATCGGCTTCCAAACTTTTTCGGCGTCCTCTTTCGTACACCGGAAGATCTCGCGGAAGCCGTTCGCTTCGGATAGCGCCGTGTTGACGAGTTCGAGCCGTTCGTTGAGCTGCGCGCGCGTGACGTTGAGCGTCGGGGAAATCGCGACTTGCTCATCGTTCGCGAACGTCCACTTGTGGGGTTCGGCGGCGGCCGGCTTGGCCGCGGGTTGTTCGGCCGGCTTCGCTGCGGGCTTCTCGTCGACTTTCGCCTTCGGCTGCGTGACGTCGTCGGTGCCCGCGGCGATCGCGGGCTCATCCTCGAGCGCGCCGTCTTGCGGCAGCGGCTTCGTGACGTCGTCTTGCTCGTCGGGGTGACTCGCCTTGGCGGCGGCTGCGAGGGCGGCGGCTTGGCCTGGCACCTCGGCCTCGACGGTATCAACGCCCTCGTCGATGTCGTCGGCGCCCTTGGCGGCAACGAATGTCGAAAGGTCCCGACCGCGTGCGTCCGCTTCTTGCGCAGCAAGCGTCGCGTCGAAATCATCCTCGCCGCCTTCTAGAGCAGCGCGTTCGGCGGGTCCTAATTTTGGGAGCGGAAGCTCGTCGTCTTTTTTCGGCATTGTTCTTTCATGGCAAAAACGCTACTGCGCGTCGGCCTCTCGGGTTGAGAAAGCCGACGCGCTCTAGCTGCGCAAGCTCTACCTAACGGCGAGCTGTGCGATGCGATCCGCGATGCGAAGCGCGAGCCTTCGTGCGGTGCGATCCGCCGCGATGCGACCCACGAGCCTCGTGCATCTTCGTACGGCCCCGGCGACCGCGCCCGGAACCGCCCCGTCGCAGGGTACGCTCCATGCCGCGTGACGCAGCCCTTTTACGGCGCGTTTTTCGTTTTGCCATGCTTTTTCAACCCTCCCTTCCACTTGAGATTTTGACAAATGCAGCGTACGGGGAAGAAAAAAACGCGCCTCGCCCTTTAGGGCTGGACGCGTTTTGCGTGGATTGTTTCCCGGGAAACGCTACATGGATGGGAGCGGGAGCGCCCCTGGCCCACCCATCGGCGGCGCACCGGCGCCGGCCAACGTCGGCAATGGGAGCGGTGGCCCCGGCGGCGTTGCGGGCGGCGTGGCGGGCAGCGGCGGTGGAACCGCGGCGATCGGCGGCGGCGGCGCGAGCGCCCCGGCCGAGGGCTCCGGCAACCCGTCTTTCGCCATCCCGGTGATCTCGGCGATCATGCCGTCGATGCGATCGGCGCCCGAGGGGAAGTGCGACTTCAGCCCGGCGAGTTGGTCGATCGTCGCGGAGGCGGCGGCGCGCGGCGAGAGCGCGTCGCCGGTCGCTTTCGGGAACGCACCGACGCCGGTCGCCTCCGGTGCGCCGAGCGCGCTGCCGACATTCTTTGGCGCACCGCCGAGCGCGGGAGGTCCCGCGCCGCCCGCGGCCGCTTCGCCGATGAGGTCTTTATACATGGTCTCCCCCTATCTCAATCCCGCGACCGCGCCGCGTGACGGTGCCTGCGTGCGCGGCCTGCCCGGTGGCGGGTGCTTGGCGTCCGCGCTGTTGGGTTTCGGTTTTGGCCCCGGCTTGCCCTTAGCCGCGGCCGCAGCCGCCTGCGCGGCCATCATGCGCTTGATGATCTCCGGCGCGTCGTCGATGTTGAGCTTCTCGAGCAACGCCTGTTGGTCGATTGCGTGCTTGTCGAACAACTGCATATAGAGATTGCGCACGCCGGCCGGAGAGACCGAGAGCGACGAATCCGGCACGACGCTGAATTCCATCGGCCCGCGAATGTCGGCGTTCTTGTACTCGGTGAACTTGAGTTCGGTCTGCGCCGCCGGCATCGGAACGTAGATGAGTTCGCCATCCTCGCCGTACGTCGGCGTCGGCGATACCGGGTCGATCCGCTCGCGCAGCGGACGCTTTCCCTTATCGAACTGCTGGATGAGCTTCATGCGAATGTTGCCCGAGCGTGTGACCATTTCTTCCATGTTGCGCACCTTCTGACGCGTCGGCGCGGCAGCGGCCTCTTGCAACGAATCGACCACCGCAAACGGCGTGTTGCCGCCTGCGGTTCCGCCCATCGCAACGTCGGGCATATTCACGATCGTGCCCATGACTTTCTCGATCATGTTCGCGTACTCGAAGAATCCCGGCTGCAACGGCGAGACTTGGAGCGGCTGCAATGCTTCCATTTCGTCGAGCGGGATAATCGAGCCCGGCTTGTTTTGCAGCGTCCGCGTTTCGAGCCCCGAGCCCTTTTTGTACTTGAGCATCGGGTTGCCGATCTTCGCGAGAATGTCGAAGATCTGCGAAACAATACGGTTGAGCGCAATCGCCGGGTCCTTGAGGTTGAGCGCCTCGCCCTGCCCCCAAAACGCACCGACGTCGACGTTCTTCCACATGGCAAACGGGAAGCCGTCGCACTCGAACGGATTCGGAATATCGCGCAACACGACCGGGCCGGCCATGATGACAACGCGCCCGTTCGGATACACCTTGCGGCGCGCGGGCTCCATGAGCGGAACCTTCTGCACGCTGTAGACCGGCTGCATATACGGCAGACCGTCGACCGCCGACGTCGCCTCTTTCCAGCCGGTGATATGCACCATCGCGCGGCCATCGGCATCGATCGCGTCGGTCATCTGCGGCTTGCCGTTGCGGACAACTTGCCGTTCGTACGATTCGGTCGTTTCGTCCTTGAACCAAAACTCGGCGATCTCGACGAGCTGATTGTCGTCAAGGTTGCGGCCACGCTGGCCGTTGTCTTGCATGACGTTGTTAATCGCCGTGCGCACCGCGTTCTCGATCGGCAGGCGCGACTGGCCCGTACCCTCGCGAATGAGGTCGCGGGTTGATCCGCGCTCGCTGTCGACGCGGATATTGCGGAACTTGCGCACGACGTTGTACTTGTCGGGGAACTTCTCCGCAACGTACCCGAGCGTCTGATCTTCGACGTGAATGATGAAGCGCGCGTCCTCGATCGACGTCGCCGATGCGTTCGTATAGATTCGGTAGGGCACGATCGCGTGCGCTTCGTGCCGGCCGACTTCGTTATCGGCGAGCGGGTCGTAGGTGATCTTGAGGAACCCGGTGCCCCAGATGAGACCATAGAGGACCGCGAGCGCGATCTTCATTTGCATCCGGGTCTCATCCCAACTGCGGTCCATGAGTTTGCCGAGCAGGTGCGCAGCCTCGTCCGACCCCTTGAACAGCGGGAGGACCGACACGCGCGGCTTCTGATCGGTCATAATCGCCTGCAAGAACAACAGGAACGACCGAATCTTGTTTAGGGTGACGCGCGCCTTCCACGTCGGATAGCGCGCCGGCCACACGTTGCCGATGAACATATCCCATGCGTCATCGAACGTTTCATACTGCTCGCGCGCCTCTTGGCCGTCGCGGAGTAGTTGCATACAGAACCGAGCGATCTCGAGTTCTGCGGCTTGGTCCTCGTTGAGTTCCTCGCGCTTTTCTTCGCGCCCGCGGCCCTTAGCAATATCGCGCTTGCGCGATTCCCATTCTGTGTACGGAGTTAGCTTAGAGCCTTCTTTGACGAGCGCCACATACGACTCGTGCGGCTAGAGACAAGTCGCGGTGAAGGGCATCACAAACGATGCGATCGGGGTGGCGGCAGCCATTTCCATGTTGAGCGTCGGAATGTTCCATACGAAGTTGCCGTTCGACGCCGGAGCCGCGGCGATCGTGGTAAGCGTGAAGGTCGACCCCGAAACAAATTTCACGGTCGATACGGCGTTCGTCACAGCCCAGGTTCCCGAGCCACCACCCGCGGTTGCCGCATCGTCAAGCGTGACGTAGATTGGAGTGTTCGCCACCAACACGTCGTTGGCCGTAAGCCCGGTTGGCACCGTGACCGTTTTCGTCGTGGCGGCCGAGGTCATGTTTGATGCGCCGCCCATCGTCGTAGCGAACTTGAGCGTTACGATGCCGGTCGCAAACGACGCCACGACGTCCCAGGCCGGTGCGGGTGAATTGTAGTTGATCGACGTTACCGCAACCGCGCAGCCGAGGTTCGCTGGCGTGACCGTAAATCCGCCGGCAACGTAGGTGTCCGACGCGCCGAACACGATCGTACCGCTGACTAATCGCCCTTGACCGGGAACGCCCGAGCCGACGAACCCGATCGAAATAACCGGGTTGATCGTGGCGCTCGCCGGTGCGACGAGCCCGCACACCGCGAGAGCGACCGCTGCGATCGCCGAGAGAATCCGTTTCATCGTTGCCCTGCCGTTCGGTAGCGTGATCCCTCAATCGGGGTCAAGTTGTTTTCTTTGCAAATCTCGCGCGCTTTCCACGCCGACGTTTCAGCCGACACGCGCGGCCGATAGTCGAAATGCTCCTTGCCGCTCGAATCCCAGCCGACCGATACGTTCTCGCCCG